TGGTGCTTGTATTTTTTTATTTTTAGCTGCCTCATTTTTTGCATCACCCTGAACCCAACTTTGTTCAGCGTTCTTGTTTTTGTTTTTTTCTACATATGAATCATTTATTTGATTAAATGTAAAATTACGTAACCATATTGGCATACTATACACAGTACCCCAATCATAACCACCATTTCCATAAAATACTATTTCATGGATTTGTTTAAATAAAGCTGCTCGATATTTACGCGTCAGGCCAAAAAAAGTTAATCCCAATTGGTAGATCGACGTCCTCCTCTACGCCATCAGAATCAATTAAAGTAACATTTAGGTTTAGATCTGGAGATACTTCACTATAGTGTTTTCTAAATTCTCTAGCATCTTTAGCTAAGAAGTAGTTGTTAACAAATTCTCTAATATCTTTCTTTTCAGATGAACCATTAATTGAAGTAATAATGTGACTAAGTCTTACAGTAACTTCACTAGTGGATTCTTTGTTAATTTTTTGTAAACCTTTAATTTCTTGATCCATAGTTTTTTCATCACCATGAGTCAATAATTTAAATGTTACTACATTTTGAGAGTGAGGTAAAGTATAAGCAAACTCGTTAGTAGTTGCTTGTTCAAAATCTGGATGGAGTGGTTTAGAGTCAATTATGCTCAAATCTACATTTTGTTTAGCTCCACCATACTCAAACTCATAAGAGGCTCCATATGATAAAATACGAGCAGCTACCATGATAGCATTTTTATCACCAATAAGCAAATCATCATAGTTGATTTTACTTACAATAAGTGATTGGAGTAGTTTATCGATTACGATACCACTTTTAATGAAGTTTTGGTTAGTTAAAATGTCTTCTTCTTTAGCGGTCATGTACTTCATTTCAACAGTACCACTTTTTAGAGGACTTCCTTCGGGGTATAGTTTTCCTTTTGAAGGTAATTCAACAACTTCAGTTGGAATTTTAAATTCGGCCATAAATTTTTATTTGTTATAACTAATATGTTTATAAATACTATAAAGGGAGGTTCTTTAACAGGTTAATTAATAAGATTTAGTGTGATCAAGAGCTTGAAACTCTTTTTTGGTTTTTTCTTCGAGTTTATCTACTCTACTATCAATGTGGCGATAGAGATTTTCTAACTCTTTTCGAAGGTTATTATCTAATTGAGTTGAATAGTCTATACAATTACGTTCTCTTATGTCAAGATCACGATTGATTGCTTCATCAATATTTTGAAGAATATTGATTTGTTTTTGGAGGTTTTTAAGTTCCATAAAATTCATAAACGTAACCACAACCATTAGTATAGTAATGACCGCAGCTACACCTAAAATAAATGATGTAATTTCCATAGTTTTGTTTAGTATTAGATGTCAAAGAACCTATCCCTTATAGATTGAGTTATAAGATAAAAAAAGAGCTTAGCAAAGCCAAGCTCAAATTTAATTTTGGTAAAAAACTTTTTAGAAGTTTAATACACAGTAATCCATACCAATTGTTAATGATAGGTTAATAGCTGTATTTTCTGTATCCCAGTTGTATTCACCAAAATTACCACCCTTAATGAATGCTCCTTTGATTACCCATTCTGAAACGATATCACCTACTGGACCTAAAATGTCAATAGTTAAATCCTTCTTGTAGAAATCAGAGTAACCATCTCTACCAGTTACAGATTCGTGGTGTAAACGTACCCACTCCATAACGGCTTGAGCGCCTGAAGGAGTAATTGGATCAAACAATGTCATTGTTAAGTCTGACCAAGTGGTTTTACCCTTAACCTTTCTGTATACGTTAATGTGGTTAAGTACTACTTCACCTTGTTCGAAAGTAACAGCTGAAATTGCTTTGATTGTGTAAGATGGAATACCATCTACGTACATGATAAAGCGGTTCGCCTGTTTTGGTTCAAACGCTGTGAAAAATATTTCGTTTGGGTCTAATACTGCCATTTTGCTATATTATTTATTTTATTATAAATATCATTAATTACAATTCTTATGCTGGGAAGGTAGCTCCAGTTGGTAAGATGTTGAAGTCTAGGTAAATGAATTCAGCAGTCTTAGTAGGTTGCAAGTAAATCTGACCAACCATCTGGTTTCTATCAATTACGTCTGGAGTATTGTTAGAATCATCCATGATTACTCTAAACGCGTATAAACCTTGACGTTGTTGAACTGATTCAAGAAATGGGTTAACTTGGCTTAAGAATTGGTTTCTTGTAGCGATTGTGTTTTGTTCAAATACTAAGTTATTAGCTACCTGAGAAATGTACGACTTAAGGGCAATTAACAATCTTCTTACGTTTACTCTATCAAGTGCAGAAGCAGCTGTTTGAAGAGTTTTCTGTCCGTATACTACAGTACCTGTGCCTGGGAATGTTGCAATTGGGTTTACTTTAGAAGTATAGAGTGTATCTCTTTGAGTTTGTGTAAGTTTTTGTTCTGCTCTGATAACTGTATCGAGACCACCTCTGTTAATACCTGCTGGTGCAAACCAAGGTTCTGATACGTTATCGTTGTAAGCATAAACACCACCAATCATAGTTGAAGCTGGTACCCATACTCTAGCACCTGAATCTGGATCAATTGTTTGAACCCAAGGCCAGTATGAAGCAGCATATGAAGTATTTCTAGAAGCAGCTTGTGTAGTTGCATCAGCTACTAATGAGTCGTAAGGTACTAAATCAAGTACGAAAATGCTATCACCTCTATTTTGAGTATTATTAATGATAGAAGTACATTGAGAAGCCTGATAAGAGTTTATTAAACCAGGAGCTGTAATTATATTGAATCTGTAATCATCTTGGTTAGCTAATAAACTAATCATAGCATTGTAGCTAGCACTTGGGATACCTTGAATCTTATCTATGTTAGCAGCATTTAAACCTGTAGTAATAGCATCATAATATAAGAAACCACCAGCACCTACACCATTACCTGTAGCACCTGTAAATGAACCACTACCATTTGCTGGGATAGATCCAGTATAAGCAGGTTTAGCAATACCTGTGTTATCAAAATAGTCTGGGGTATTAACTACTGAACTTACAAAAACATAAGCTGATCTATTAGCATAAGATCCTGTTACAGTTATTTGGTTAGTAGTTGAATTATAGTTTTGAACCTGATCACCAATTACAGCAGCTACATAGTTTGGTTGGAATGGATCTAGTGATAGATTAGTAAAAGTTTCTAATACAATAGGATTATTAGTATTATCATTACCTTGTCTAATTAATAGATCAAAGGTACCTGAAGATGTGTTAGAATTAACAACTTGCCATCTAACGTTATCGGTTGAGCCCGAGGTTAATGAACCGCTAGCATCTAATGAACTTGAGCTGTTCATTATTACACCCTTAGATAATGTTTTTAATTGTAGAGATCCTGAAGTGTTACTACCACTAATAAAGTTACCACCACCACCTGTATTAGAGGTTGCAGCTGTGTAAGAACCACTTACTACTCTAGATACTAATAGAGTTTGACCTCCATTGTTAAAGTAGTTGTATGCTGCTATAGAAGTAAAGTAAGTGTAAACTTGACCTCCACTAACGAAAGTAGTACCAAATTTTTGTTGGTATTCAGAATATGAAGTAACTATAGTTGGAATTTCAACTGGACCTTTTACTGTAGGACCAATAATAGCGGCTCCAACGGTTACTGGTTGTTGAGTTACAAAAGAGCTATCATTCTCTCTTGCTAATACACCAGGGGATACTAAGGTTTCTGCCATTGTAAGATTAGATTATGTTTTCGTATAAATATATGAATTCTTTTCAAAAAATAGTGTAACCTTTAAAAGCAGAACAAAATTTTATTCAACAATTATTTCACCAGTTTCTAGATTAATATTACCGTTTCCATATTTTTCGGTTAATATTTTTCCTAAATCTACATTTTCTTTTTCTAGTTGTTGAATATTTTCTTTTAAAACTCGTTTTTGATTTTCAAAAAGAGTAATTTGATATTCAATCTGCCCTAGTGAGATAATTAAATTGTTTTGTTTGTCTTGTAAGTTTCTTAGTGCCTGAACTTCTTCTTGGTTTAAAACTTTTTTTTCCATATCAATAAATATTAAGTGTTTCTTGCAAAGCACCTATAACCATATTAGGGGTTATAGATTTGGTACATTCAAATTGTCGGGGTGTTCCTTTATGATCAGGACACCATTCCCAATCTCCTGGGTTTAACCATTCGCGATTAAAGCACCCTGTGCATACTGAAGTATTTTTAGGGAATACTCTAACACATTTAAATTCGGTATGTGGGTAGCTAAATCCTGAGATTAAGATTACAGGTGTACCTATAGCCCAAGCTAACCAAGATAAACCACTACCAACACCTATAAAAGCATCAGCGTATTTTATATCGATCATTCTTTCTTCAATAGGAAAATCACCAGTTTTATTTATAATATTTTTAAGAGTACCTCCTAGTTTTGAATCGTGCCATGAATCACCCCAAGGTTCTTGGGTAATCATTACTACTTTATAACCTTTTTTATTTAAATGGTTAATTACAGTTTGCCA